ACTGCACCATCTAATGGTATTAATGCACCTGAAACTCCTGTTTCAGCTGCTGAAGCAGCCGCTTTAACTTGAAATGTTGTTGAGTCTTCTTTTGTAATTGTTAATACTTCACCATTAACAAATGAACCTGAAATATTTTCTATATGAAATACATCTGTTGAGATGTTTGTTCTAAAAATTCTTGCACTAGCACCGCCAGCACCTGCAATTGTAGCAGTACCTTTACCTTGAATAGCTATACAATCTTGTATATCTGATTCTGTAGCAGCGCCAACAAATGTTGCTGTGTCATATTTTAATAACTTACCTCTTACAGCAGCCGTTACCGCTGTTTCAGTAGCTAAAGTACCGTCTGATACTGCACCTTTTTCACCATAAGCAGATGAACAATTTAAACCTCTAATAAATCCACCTGATTCTGCATAAAAAGATTTATCACAATAATATGTGAAAATAGAAACCATCTCACCACGACCGCCTGCCAATGCGTGAACACCACGACCATCAGAGTTTATTTGTGTGAAGTCATTTGCAAGAATTGATTTATTTCCTGCTGTGTGTAAATTACCATCAATCTCAATACCAGTTGAACTAGAATTTACAGAGGAACAGTTTTGAATATAAGGTGAAGCAGATGAAATAGAACCACTAGGGTCTAAAGATGTAACGGCAGCTTTAGCAGTTGCACCAGCACCTGGTGTGCCAGTTAATCCTTTAAATGTAAATTGAGTTACATTTGTTGAGTTATTTAACAATAACATTTTAGAAGCGTTATTGTTTTCAACAGCAGTTACCGTTAATACTAAATTACCACCATTACCTATTGAAGCAGCTGGAATAGTTACTGTATCATTAGCTGCAAAACCTTTACCGCCGTGATATACTGTAACTGCACTAACAGCACCACCAGCTATTGTAATATTAAATACTGCTGTTGCAGCTACACCATTTCCTGATGTTGCACTCGCATGAATATAATTGTATGTCCCGTTGGTAGCACTGCTTGTGTTTGTTGTAATTGAAACCGTTTTAATTTGTGTACCTGTGCCTGAAGCAGGTCTTACCTCTGTACCTCTTAAAGATTCACCTCTCAAAGTTACGCCAGCTGGCACAATCATAGGTAAAGATTCTTTATAAATTCCGTTTGCTACATAAATTACATCACCTGCTGAAACAGATGTTGCATTAAAAGTAAGATTAGAAGCACCACCTATACTAGAACCATTAATTGTAATTGTATTGCCTTCAACATGACCGCTACCACCATCAATTATCTCAATTGTAGGTGTAGATGAACCGTCTGTTGTAATTCTATATTTTGAACCTGTACCAGAACCATTTGAAGATGTTTGAGTAACATTATTATATGTTGCAGGAGTACCGCCTGTACCACCTGCTATTGTATCAATGTTAACAATATCGCCTGAGCCTGATTGTTCTAATGCATATTTTATTGTTTTATAAGGTTGATATTGTGAACCAACACTTGAATCACTACCTGAATTTGAAACATATAATACATTTCTACTTGTAGGAGTTGACCAAACGGTATCTGTTCCGTCTGTTGTTAAAACTGTTCCTGAAACACCTACTGGTAATCTTTCAGTAGCAGCAGAACCTTGTCTAATTATATCACCTCTTGTACTTAATACTGCACCTGAATCTCCTTGTGCCATTATTTGCCATTTAGCACCGTCTGAATCTGGAGAAACATTTGTAATTCTGTCTTGTATTGCAACATATGTTGTAGAAGTTAATCTAACTACATCACCAATATTATAAGTCGTACTAGAATTATAAGCTGCTCTGTAATTAAATCCTTCAAGGTTTAATTGCCAATATGTTGTACTTGTAGCACCTGAACTTTGTGCTGGATATTGACTTGTATGATTTGCTATACAAACATAATTGTTACCACCGTATTGAACCGTATCACCTGTTTTGTAAGTTGTTCCGTGTGAGTAGGCACCTAAAGCTTTAAAACCTGTTGTAAGTACATCCCAATGTGAGTTGTCTGTTGGTGTTTGTCCTGCAGCTGGTGTTGTATTAATATAAACATATGAATATCCACCATAAGTTACTACATCTCCATCTTGATAGACCGTACTTGCGTTATAAGAATCTTCAAATTGAAAACCCTCACCATATACTTCAAATTTACTAGGGTCAAAGTTTGAAGCGTGTGATGTATGTTGAGTTGTTGTTCTATATTGAAACGCACCGTATTTAACTAGGTCGTTTAATCTGTAATGAGTTGAGCCTGCCCAATCACCTTTAAAAAATAAACCCTCTGTGTGTAAAGAGTATTTTGCTATATCTGTATAAAAGTTTGCTGAAGAAGATTGTGATGTGTGATTTGTAACAACGGTGTATGAATTACCACCATACTTTACAATATCATCAACAACATAAGCCGTTGAAGCTGCCCAATCACCTCTCCATTTAAATTTAATTCTTCCTAGTTTAAAATCTGCCATTTATATTCCTATACTGCGCTTTGATAAGTAGTATTAGCCACACTTGCTGTTGAACTTTCAAAAGTGTCAAAGTCATCACTAGTGGATGTTTGACCTCCTTCATGATTCACTCTTCTTACCAAATCTCCACTACTATTTATAACATAAGTAGCTGTAGTATTTTGGTCAAATGTAAATTGTTGGTACCTATCACTATCGTTATTTTTATATCTTTTATTTATTTGTCCTACTGTAATCGCACTATTATTTACTGGTTTTAAAACAAATGTTAATGTTGTGCCTGATACAGAGTAATCATTATAAGCTGTTTTTCTAACACCATCAAAGAAAACTGCTAAGCCTTCAGCAGTCATACCAGTTGCATTTAGAGTAAAAGTTAAAGTAGAACCATCACCAGTAAAATACTGGAGATTAAATAATTCTAATCTTTCTTCAACATAATCTGAACCGTCTTTTGGAACCGTATCAGATTTACCTGGTTCAAAATAATTTGAATACTGAATAGAATCACTATCAGTATTAGGGTCTATTGATGTTAGATATAACATACCATCTGGTGTTCTACGAATACCATTAAATTTTGATTGTTCGTTATTTGTATTTTTAGGTAATAAAAGACCCATTAACTTATCTCCAATATACTAGCATAGACTTCTAAATCAATTGATGATGAATCTGGTAAAGCATGTGATATTACTCTTAATTTATCATTAGATTCTAAATTTATTGGTTTATCTAGTGTTAAAGTATTTGATGGTGGTATTTGTATTTTTTTAGCTACATGAAAAAATGTTGAACCGCCGTCTGTCGTAACTTTTACATCAACAAATCCGTTATTTGCATTTGATTTATTTGTAATATATAAAGCATGAATTACGGCTTGACCTGAACCAGGTGCTGTGTATAACGCACCAGAGTCGGTTGTTGTTAATGTTGCACCAGCATTTTTAAATGTACTCGCCATTTATTATCCTCCGAAAACTATTCCGTATGCCAAAGCGTCACCATCCATGGCTAAAGTGCCTGAAGAATTTGGTAAACTTACAGTATTATCGGTAGTTGGTTCAACAGCAGTTAAAATAGTTTCAAATGCATTTGCTTGATAGCCTTCAAATATTAAGTTTGCACCATCTAAAGTTATATCTTGGTTACTTGTTGCACCTGAAGTTACAACACTTTGTAAAGTAACTGCACCTGCACCACCAACTTCTTTAACAACATTACCTGTTGTTTTTGTATAAAACTTACCGTCTGTAACATTCATCGCCAACTCGCCAACTGCTAATGAGTTAGCTGCTGGAACAGAAAGTGCTACTTCACTTCTTTTTGGTTTTATTACTGTTGCCATTATTTAATATGTTTCTTAATTTTTTTTATTAATTTATCTTTAGTTAGTCGTCTGTCTAATTCAACACCGACTTTTCTACCTAATTTTTCTAATTCTTTTTTTGTTTTATCTTTTAAACCTTTTAAATCTATTTCCCATTTCTTTTTTAAAACCAATGGTTTCATATAAGGTTTTGTTATCCAATTTTTAAGTTTTGCCCATAGTTTCATTAGAATGAACCTCCGTCAACTGTTGTTATGGTCACATCACCAGATGAAACCAAAAAATTATCTGAATGAAATTTAGCCACACCAATGTTTGATGAACTTGCTAATTCTCCAGCAATTGTTAATTTATTGCCTGAAGCAGTTGTGTTTAAACCCTCACCTGCTAAAAACTCCATAGGGTTACCTATTTGAACTGCACCTTGTGTAGAACTTTCGTCTGTAAAAGTAAAGTTTTCTATCTTTGCACCATCAATACTACCTGCTAACATAGAGTTAGTAATACCTAATGCTTTTACTCTTAATGCGTCTGCGTTTATTTCT